TTGACCGTCAGCGGTGGCCCCTCCGTTAAAATATCAGAATCATTTTTAACCTGAGTGGGAACGGCTTTTACTTCTGTTTTTACTTTGTTACGTTGCATGGTATCCCTCTATAGTATAATAGTTCTCTCAACATTGTTATGAGATAAAAAAATTCGACGGCCCTTCGGGCCTAACATCTATATAAGATGAGGATTAAACTATGAAATTTATTGAAAGAGTTAAACTGTCTGAGAAGCGAAAGTTAAAGAAAGAAGCGATGGGTAATAGGAAATCCGATGATGATGCGTTGCCAAACAGCCCCTCTACGGGAGGAGACCCTGATGCTCATGATGACCAAGAGGCTGATATGGATGCTGAAGACGAAGGTCCGATGGAGATGTCAGACCCTGGAAAGGTAGTTGCCTCTAAGAAGACCAAGCTGAAGAAAGAAGATCTCAGCCCTTCAGGAGAAAAAACTGAGGAGAAAGGAAAAAAGAAAGATTGGATTAAGAAGGCTGTGAAGGAGATGAGTAAGAAAGAAAAAGTTAAGGCTAAATAATATTAGTCTATAACAGGTTTAAAGATGGATGAACCCATAGACGATCTACTATTCTCAAAAAAACCGAGGACCCTAAAGGGGAGCACTTCCTTATTTAGAGAAGAAGCTAATTTCATCCAGCTACCTCCTCCTCCAGCGAACTCTAGCTTAGATACTGCTAAGGAGCTTCTCTCAGTGCAAGGTGCCTCTTACATTAGAGAGGGGGCTATAGAAAAAAGTATTAAAAAACATGATAAGGACCCTGCCTTTTCTGTTAAGATGTATATGTCAATCTTCGGTCTTGAGTATGACCAAAAGTATATCAACCGAGTTTTAGACGAGTCCTCAGTAATTATCAGTGGTCTAAAGAATAAATTTAACAGGCCACGGCCACAGCAACTCTGCTCTTACTTCGGTATGGAGGTGGATGTCTTTAAGAGTGCTACTGCTAAGACTCCCTCTTATCCTAGTGGACATACAACGCAGGCTAGGCTCATCGCAGAGATATATTCGGCTAAGTATCCTGAGCATCGTTCTAATCTTGTAAAAGCTGCTGAGGAGTGTGGGCAGGGGCGTATAATGGCTGGCTTACACTTTCCGAAGGATCATGTGGTTGGTCGTTATCTAGCTAAGAGGTTATTTAAAGCGTTAAAGCCTTCAACGAATATTAAGTATGATCAAAGCTACGAAGTATCTCTTAAAAAGAAGAAAAAGTAATGACACTAAAAAGATTTATGATTCCTAGGTGTGCTCGGTGTAGTAACGGGTGTTGACTACACTCTCTCATCGTGTAGAGCTAAACTCCAACTAAGCGCAAAAAGTAGCCAGCAGGTTGCTAGGGAAAGAAATCCGTCTAGAATAAAGTTTCCCGTAATACTTTCCCAGGCTAGGCTTAAAAAGCACCCCGTCCAGAATCCCAAGCACATAGGGCACTTAACTAATTGCCCTAGATTTGGATGAATCTGTTCCGCCCCTTCTCTAAGATCTTTACAAAGTTTACTATGTGTAACCGTAAAGGTCATCCCAAAACTTACTAATATCCAGCATACCATCATGTGCTATAATAGCTATATAAAGAACCTTCATGGAAAAATCAGAATTAATAGAAGAATTTAAAAAATGTAAAGAGGATCCTACGTACTTTATTTCCAACTACATTAAAGTAACCCATCCCGTAAGAGGTTTGGTTCCATTTAAGCTATACCCCTTTCAACATGATATCCTGGATGCCTTACAGGGTAATAGGTTTAACATCCTTAGAAAATTTAGGCAGGCAGGGTGTACTACCATATCCGCAGCTTACTCATTATGGATGATTATTTTTCAGAAACATAAGCAGGTAGTTATTCTCTCTAAGGGTGATGCTGAGTCTACCGAAGTCCTAGATAGGATTAAAATTATGTATGAGGAGCTTCCCGCCTTCCTCAAACCTAAGATGGTTGAGGACAATAAGCACACAATGAAGCTGTCCACGGGGTCTACAATTAAGTCCCGACCATCTGGTAAACAGTCTGGAAGATCCTTGGCGGGATCCCTTCTGATTATCGATGAGGCTGCTTTTATTGAGAATATTGATACCATTTGGGCTGCTGTATATCCAATTATCTCTACAGGTGGTAGAGCGTTTGTTTTATCAACGGTTAACGGGGTGGGTAATTGGTATTACGATGTTTACCATAAAGCAGTAGCGGGTGAGAACTCTTTTAACCCTATTAACATCAACTGGGAGTCCCATCCAGAGTATAAAAGAATGGAGGGATTTGAAGATCTCTACCAGGAAATGGAAAAGAAAGATCTGTATGTAGACAACTGGGAGAAAACCACTAAAGCTAATATGCCCATTAAACAGTGGCTTCAAGAATATGAGTGTGAGTTCCTAGGTACAGGAGATACTTACATTGATGGTTATTTGCTTACAAGGCTGGTGGGAGAGGTTAATGAGGACTATTGGATCAAATATAACAACAAGATGAGAGTCTGGAGGGAGCCTCAGCCAGAGCACGAATATGTTATCGGTGTGGATGTAAGTTTGGGTAGGGAACGTGACAACTCAGCTTTCCATATTTTTAACTCCTACACAGGGGAACAAGTTGCTGAGTTTTATTCTAATAAAACTCCAATTAACGAACTTGCCCAAATTTTAACTACTGAAGCTAATCTATATAATAATGCATCCGTAATCATTGAGAGAAATACCATTGGTAATAACTTAATTGATTGGATGTTTAACGTCATGGAGTATGATAATCTATGGATAGATGATAAAAATGACTTCGGGATTCAAATAACAACTAGAAACCGTGAGGAGCTTTTAGCCCGAATGGAGGAGTATATTAGAAATAACCTTCTAAAACTTAATTCTAAAAGAACAGTAGAGGAACTTTTAACTTTTATTATTAATGATGCGGGTAAGATTACCGCAGATGAAGGAAAACATGATGACTTGATTATGAGTTTATCTATAACAGTATTCTTACTACATACTTTAGGGGCGGGTGGTCCTATGGAAATGAGAATGTCAGAAGAATCTGAGCAAAGAGTTCCCGAGCCGCATAGAGCGGTAATTCACGACGGAAACGACCAACAATTAGAGGAAGATTTACGATGGCTGATGAATTAGATAAAGATGACAAATTAAACGAAGCCTCAATTGGTAATACAAAGTTCGGTGGGGGTGGAGGAGACGGTCGAATCGGCCCTTACTTTTACCCATCGGGGCGGCTAGGCCAGTTCCTCGCTAGGTTCTTTGCTACAAAGGCTGCTCCCTATATTTCCAAACAAGGTGACCCTGGGTCCACTCCTCAAGCTAATCTTGCAGGCGATACTGTTCAGATCGCAGATGTTGTTAAACCTGGGGAAACCCCAGCAATGGGAAGTCTCAACAGGACTACCCTCCAGCTTCCTGAACTAGAACGAACTCGTCGAGAGAGATATGCTCGATACGAAGAGATGGACGATTATCCAGAAATCGGTACCGCTTTCGATATTTATGCTGATGATGCTACTCAGAAAAATCTTAGAAATAAAAGGTGGACAGTGCTGAGTGACAGTCAGATGGTAGTAGACGAAGTAAACCGTATGTTTACTAAAATTCATTTAGAAAGAGACTACTGGGATATTATCCGAAACATGGTCAAGTATGGTGATTGCTTTATGGAGACAATCATTGATATTAATAACCCTAAGAAGGGCCTTCAGAGAATGAAGGTTCTTAACCCTAATTTTATTATTAGAGTAGAAAATGAGTATGGATATCTCACCGACTTCCTACAAGAGATCCCTGACTCTAATGATTGGGCTGCATATGGAAGTGCTGCTGACAACATGGCGGGTGCTAAATTCCTTACATTAGATAGAAACCAGATTGTTCACTTCCGTCTCCGTACCTCTGATCCAGGATTTTATCCCTATGGGAAATCTATCGCTGCTTTAGCCATTAGAGTGTTCCGTTCATTAAAGTTAATGGAAGATGCGATGCTTATCTATCGTTTATCCAGAGCACCCGAAAGAAGAATTTTTTATATTGATGTAGCTAATATGCCAGCCACCAAGGCTGAGATGTTTATTGAAAAGGTTAAAGAAAAATTCAAGAAGGAAAAATACTACGATAACAATACGGGTACTATTGATGCACGTTACAATCCGTTAAGTGCGGACGAAGATTTCTATGTGCCTACACGAGGTAGCCAAGGAACTAAGATCGATACCTTGCCAGGAGCGCAGAACTTAGGAGAAGTTGACGATGTTCGCTACTTCCGAGATAAG